CATGGAAAGCATTGACCCAATGTTATTTTGGAACATAATCCTGACTATGGTCGTTGTACCATTCGGTTGGGCATTTAACAAGATGTTCCAAGAGGTCAAGCGTATACAGATACTCTTGAACAAGACACGAGAAGAGTATGCACGTAAGGATGACGTTAAGGATGATATGCACGAGTTGATGGATGCACTAAGAAGATTAGAAGATAAGTTAGATAAAGTATTGATTGGAAATAGATAATGGCTGAAGAAAACACCACTACCACGAATGTTGATGAATATATGGGTCAGCAAGTTACTAACCCAACCATGCCTGCTCAGGGACAATATGTACCACAATCTCAACAAATACAACCAGGTGAAGAAATATCTCCTGAAGCTTATGCACTTCAGGGAACTCCTGAGGTTCCTATATCTCAAGCACAAACTGCCTTAGCAGCTGCACCGACAATATCCCCAGCGGCAACTGTAGAACCTTCTTTAGTAGGAGCAACTACACCTGCAGCAGTTGCACAGACAGGAGAAGGGCTAACTAGAGAAGCACAAGCTGCACAGGTAACAGAACAAGAAAGAGCTAGGTCTCAAGCTCAAGCTCAACAGGGCACTGCCCAAGGATTAATAAGTCAAGCAGATACAGCTATGAGAGCCGTGACTGCCCCAGAAGTAGTTTCTGGTGCTGTTGCAGATACAGCTTTCTTAGGTGATACAACTGCAGCACAGTCAGACTTTGTAAGTAATATACAAGGTGCAACTATGACTGTTACACCAGAGATGACTGTACAAGGTCAGTTATCTCGTATATCTCAACAATTTCAAGATGGTCAAGTGCCATCATGGGCTGCTGGAGTAGTTCGTACTGCTACTGCACAAATGGCTCAGCGAGGATTAGCCGCATCATCCATGGCAGGAGCTGCTATAACACAAGCCATACTTGAGGCTTCTGTACCAATAGCAACTGCCGATGCTCAAACATATTATCAAACTGCTGTAAAGATAATGGACAATCAACAGCAGGCTAACTTGACAAATACTCAGAATAATTTAAATGTGTCTTTGGCTAATACATCCAATAGACAACAAACTGCTCTTGCAAAGATGCAAGTTCAAGCCGCTTTAGCTGGACAAACACTCTCCAACCAACAACAAGCAAACATCCTCAACGCTGAAAAATTTGCTGAAGCCGCTAACTTAAACTTTAATCAAGAGCAACAACGTGTGTTTGCAAACTCTAAGGCTATAGAAACTATTAATCTACAGAACTTAAGCAACGCACAAGCAACTGGCTTAGCTAACGCTGCGACTCTTGCACAGATGGACATGGCAAACCTAAACAACAGGCAACAGGCTATGGTGCTAAATGCACAAGGTTTCCTGCAGATGGATATGTCTAATCTAACTAATGCACAACAGACAGAAGTTGTAAATCAACAAGCTAAAATGCAAACATTGTTGTCAGACCAAGCAGCACAAAACGCTGCACAAAACTTCAATGCAACAAGTCAGAACCAAGTCAATCAGTTCTTTGAGAGTTTGACTGCTGATATAAATAAATTAAACTCTACACAGTTCAATGCACAACAACAATTCAATGCAGGACAGGCAAATGCACTTAATCAGTTCCGTGCTACTATGCAAAACAGTCGAGACCAGTTCAACACAAAGAACGCTATAGAAATAGCACAGTCTAATGCCACCTGGCGTAGGAACGTAAACACAGCTAATACTGCTGCTGTAAATGCAGCTAATCAACTTAACGCAGCTAATTACCTAAATATATCAAACACTGCACTTAATAATATATGGCAACAATATAGAGATGAAGCAGACTACGCATACACCTCTGCTGAAAACTCACAAGACAGAGCATTTAATTATGCCATGGCAATATTAGAAGCAGATGTAACTGCTGACTTATATAATCAATACTTAGATGAGAAATCCTCTAACGCTATTGGTGGTTTTATATCTGCCTTAGGTATTGCAGCAATCAATAGACCTAGTTAGGAAAATCAAACATGATGAGCATTATAGCACCAATAGCCACTAATTTAGTTATGGAAAAGTTTGGCAAAGGTAAGTCATTACCACAAACACAATTAAAAGCACCACCCGAAGTTGATTTGTATAGAAAATTTGGTAGACCCCAAAGAAGAAGAGCCAGTTACTTTTCACAAAAAGCAAGACCTGCAGCCGTAGAAACAGGTACATACGGACCTTTAAGTATGTATAATTCCATATTAAAAAAACAGTTAGGTCTATTAACAAGTAGGACATAACAATGAATATTGAACTCAAAGACACTATGAAACTTCCTAGTGGTAAAGAACGCTCTTCGTTTGATACTGCTATCCCAGGACAATCTTTAACAAAAACTCCAGGCATATATCCATGGGATAAACCACCTATGTTAAATACTCCTGATGAGGCTATGGACTATTTCATGGATAAGTTTGAGCAAGATGATGTAGCAGATAAATTGTTAAGTTTAGTGGATGCACAAGTGCCTATATCAACTATTGTAGATTCATTATTATTAGCAGGATTTTCAGAAGGACTTATGAATCCTGATGTTGCAATACTGACTGGTGAAGACTTAACTATGTTAATTATGCATTTAGCAGAACAAGCTGGTGTAGAATATACAGTTGTAAAAAATCAAGATTCTTTAATTGATAAAGGGTTACAACAAATAGCTGAATTTAAAAAAGATAAAACTGATTTTGAATCTGAGTCGACTAAAGATATTTTTGATGTATCACCAAAAGAAATAGAGCGTCCCCCACTTCCACAACCTCAGGGGTTGATGTCTAAACAAGGAGCACAATAATGGGAATAACATTAGGAGGAATTATGAGAGGGGCATTACCTGTATTACAACAGGCAGTCGAAGCCCCTATGCAGGACGCTATCGCAAGAGTAGATAACCTAGGTAAATTATATAACGCTAAAGCTGGTGATTTTCAAAAGAAACAAGCTGAAGCGTTAAGTGATATTGACAAAGTTAAAACTTTAGCTAACGGATTAGGTGTAGATGTTGGAATAGCTGAAGCTGCTTACGCAATGAGTGGTAAAAGTGTCGATAAAGCAGGTAAAATAATTAACAATATGTTAACAGCGTTTAAAGGTAATATTCCTACTTCAAAGATACCTGTTACTGAGACACCTGTAGGAGCAAAAGTTGACAATATAAAAGTGTCAGAGAAAGTAGAAGTTGCACCACCAAAAGCAACATCAGATGGTATTTTTAAATCTTTTGCTAATTTGTTTAAAATGTATTCTCCAGATGATGTTAAAAAAATGTTTGCAGAAAGGTCTGGAATACCATTAGAGCAAGTAGATAGAGTCTTAAACAATACTTTCGATTTACCTGCCTCTGGTGCAACACGAACCCCAACAGCTGAAGCCTTACGTGCTGGAATGGTAAAACCTTCTGCTCCTTCGCAGTCTCAAATAGACGTAGGTAATATAAAACAGTTTTATATGGATACTATGAACTACAATGAAGCAGAGGCTACAAGAGCTGCTAATATTCACATATCAGGTAACATACCACTAAAAGCTACTTTAGACGGTGGAGACACAGTTCAAAACATAGTAAGTAGACAGGGAGAACTCTCTACACGTTTAATTCCTAGATTTGATGATGTTGGAATAGAAATAAATCCAAATAAAAAAGATAGAGATAAAAATGAAAAACAGATGAGCAGTGGCACATCAGCATTAAATAATATTGTATTGATAAAAGATTTATTAGGTGATAATGCGCAAGTTTATTCTGTTTTAGGTAGATTTCAACAAACTGCTACTAATCTTGCCGATATATTTGGACAGCCTGCATTAGCAGAATTTCTTGGTGGTGGTAATGTAACTAAAGCAATTCAAGCAGCCCGAACATTTATTAAAAATACTAAAGAAGCTATTTTTGATGACCCTCGTATTTCTGATAGAGATTTACAAATTATTAATCAATACATTGGTATTATTATGGACGATAGTGCTCTTGGTGTAGGTAAAACTAATGCATTAGCTGCTATTATAGCGTTAGAAAGAGCTGCAGTAACTCAAATAGCAAGTGCACTAGCTGAAAATGCGCCCGGACTAGTTAGAAATAATAAAATTATATCCTACATGCCTGATGGACAAACATTTAATGCAAATGATACTAGCACAATAGCGGGACGGATGTATGCTAGAATTATGAGAGCTTATAAATTAGACCAAGATACAGTTAAAAAAGCTGTTAAGGCTGAGAAAGCAGGTCAGGGAACACTGGAGCATAAACGTGTTTTAGCAATGCATGAAAACATAATGGAATTATCTCAAAATTCTGTTAACGATATAATAGCTAGAAAAACAATGAGTGCAAAAGAGTTTCAAGAGACTTATAAGAATGTGTATTACACACCCGTACAAACAGGAGCATAAATGTCAGAGTATTCTAAGACCTTCTCTTTCTTTGACCAACAAGAAAACCAAACAGCCAAGTCTAGTGATGATGATACTTATATACCTTCTCAACAAGCTATAGATGAGACTGCTCAAGCAGATTTTACAACAGGTCAAGAGCTTATTGAAGAACCAATCAAAAGAGGGGGAGAAGTCCCAAAAGAAGATTTACTTGCAATGAGATATGCACCTCCTATGGCAAGTTTTGGTGCGTTTCCTTTTTTATCAGCCGTGCCCAGACCTTATCAAGACAAAAAAATGGATAAAGACCGATTTAGAGAAAATCGTGTGAAGAACCTAGCAAAAGAACAAGGTGGCACATATGAATATTCTAATATGGAAGTGTCTAACAAACTAGGGTTTGAAGGACAGGCTTTATTAGGTTTTGCTGATAATGTAAATCAGGTATCTAATGCAATAGAAAAAGTTGTAGGTCCAGGCAACTTTAAAATATTCGAAGACAAGAACGCCAACTTTTTACAAGACAAATATTATGTGAGTGTAAAAAGAGATGACGGCACATTTTCTCCTTTTACAAGTCCTACACAAAGCACGTTTGATTATGTGCAAAAGTTTTTACCTATGGGAGCTTATGAAATTACTACGGACGCAGCCGCTGTGGGTACATCTTTATTAACAATGGGTGTAGTATCTAGTTTAACAGGTCCAGCTGCACCTATAACAGGTCCATTAGCGTTAGGTTATAGCTTATATGTGTTTAATAAAGCTGGAGAAAGAGGACGACAATTATTACAAAAGAATTTAGGATTGACTAAAGGCGAAGCAGATGACTTCGGTACATTTGTTGAAGAAATACAAAAATTAGTTGCCGACCCTAAAGCAGGTGCCGCTATAACGAAGTTGTTTGGTGGGCAATCGGATATAACCAGTAATGAGTTTAAACAAGAATTACGTGGTATTGTAGGAACAGCATTTCCTTTTATTCCTGCACTTCTTGATAAAGTAATTTTAGGTATGTCCAGAGTAAGAGATAAGTTAGCAGTAGATAAAGGCGAGTTATTTGAATCAGCTATAAAAGCCGAAGAATTTGCTGATAATGTTCCTGTATTACCTGGAGCAGACAAAAGTCTTGAGAAAGGTCTCGTAAGCACGATGATTTCTCAAAGAACTATGGACAAAAAAATAGGCAGGGTAGCCGCTCTCGTAGACCAAACATCTGGATATTTATCAAAAAGAGTTAGAGAACAAATGACATCTCTGTATAAGTATATGGATGCTTTTAAAAATAATTTTGGTGGTGGTAATTTTAATAAGTTTAGACAAGATATGTCTAGTATGAACAAACTTATTAATGATGTAAAAGAAGGTAGAATTACGGTTGACCCAGAGAGACTAGGAACAAATATAGCCGAAGTCGAAAATTTATTTTTAGCACTACGTATGGATGAATCCAGAGGTATGTACAAAGCTATATTTGATGCTTTAGGTGAAAGAACAATAAGTTTAGAAAAAATACGTGCAAGAATAGTCTCAAGAGAAGTCAAAGATACTGTTCCAACAAGTAAACAAACAGCAGGTGCTCCTGTAGAAGCTTCTGCAGCACCTTTAGTGCCTGGTGAGGGTAAATTAAACTCAATCGTAGAAGATTTAATCAACTTGGGCGTCACAAGTAAAAACACTCGTGTGTTAACTCAACAAGGTGTTGAGAAAGCCGTAGCACAGTTTCGTAATAAATATCCTGAGTATGCTAAATATATGGATAATAATTACATAACCATAAAAACTCCTGCAGAATTATTACATGGATATGCCACTTTATTAGGACAGTTATCTTCAGGGACATTTTCAAGAGACATAGGAACTGCTGCTAATCCTCAATTAGCATCATTTGCTAAAAATTTAAGAGATGATTTATTAGATTCTTTAGCTAATCCTATTGTATCTAAAAAGTTCCCTAAGGTCGAAGGCATAGATAAAAAATTAACAGAAGCAAATGCTTTTTATAGAGAAACTATGACTAGAATAGAATCTCCTTTGCAAATTGAGGCACGAGTTGCATCTAAAACAGGAGGAGAAACCACTACCATACCAAGTGCTTTAGGGCTAACAGAAACAGCTACAGCTCCCACAAGTAGAACTAATGTAACTTTATCTAACATAAGATTCCAAGAAGATTACATAGCAAAAAATCTTAATAAAACAAACTTTGATAAGAGAAACCTTGGTAAGCTACAACAGGCATTTGCAGATGTAATATCATTTAAATTAGCAGGTGCAGGAAACGCAAGTCTAACTAAAATAGAATCAGCGGAAAGTGTCAAAGCATACATACAAAGTTTTACAAAAAGAGAGAGACTTAATCTTGGTTTGACTCCAGATGCAGAGAAAACTTTATTTAAAGACCTAGAAATTTTATCTAAATTAAATGCACTAGATATTCCAGCAAGATATAAATTAGGTAGTAGAATTAAAAATGCAGAGTTAGGCGAAGTATTTAGTAGTGCTATTGCTAAAACTGATGATATTGGTTTTAAACAAGACATAGACACCATGCTTGAAATTATCAATAAAATGCCAAACACTCCAGCTAAGAAAGAAGCCTTAGACAATTTAGGGAATGGATTAATTGATTTTGCTATATCAAAACAAAGTGGAGTTATTAAAGAAGTAACAGAAAAAAATGCTGTATTTGCTCAAATAGGAGACTTAACAGTAGACCCTAAAGCTTTAAATGCAGTTATAGATAAACTTGAAAAAGCTGGTGTATTTGATAAAATTTTAACCAAGCCAATAACTTTAAAAGATGGTAAACAAATATCTATGAAAGAGATGCTTGAGAGTTTTCAAAATTTTGCTGGGGTAATATCTCAGACAGGGGCAGACGCAGGTTCTGCTTTGTCTGGAGCACAGTTAATAGGTAACTTATTTACACTTAATCCTAGGAAATTTGTAGAAGGTATAACTAGAATAAGTGCTCAGGGTAGAGTAGCTAAACTACTTACCAATAAAGCTTTTGCTGACGCTATCACAGGACTAGCAAAACCAAAAGCCACAACTGCGTTTGGTAAAATGATGGAACGACAGAAGCAATACTTCTTAGGTAAAGGTGCTATATCTAACATCATAGCCCAGTTCGCATTGAAGGGAGCGCAGGAATATAATAGAGCTTCTGAAATGAGTCAAACAGATATGATGCTCAATAACGAATATTCTTTTCCACAAACACAACAACTATTCCAAAAAGAGATAGGCGTTCAATAATGGCTGATGATGAAGAAATAATCTCTTATGGAGATTACAGCACTTTAACCAATATACAAAAAGAACTTACTGGAGTTAGCCTACGTGATATAGGAACAGCACTAGGATTTAATACTGACGGACGCCCCCCTCGTACAGAAGAAGACCTGAAGATAACTAAAAAAGATATCCAGGGCTTTGTTAAGAGACGTAAAACTGCCGCTGAAAAACAAAAGAAAGCAGGTATGTTTTCTTTAACAAAGCAAATATTAGATGAACAATATATTCCTAGAATATCCTTAGATTATCAAGAAGTATTGCCTATACTCCCTGGCTTGTACCGACAGAGCAAAACAGCTATAAAAGATAAGCTGATTGATGAACAAATAAATATTGCTCAACAAAAAGAAAAACACAAAGCCGCTTTATCAAACACCCCCCCTCCAGATTTTGGAATAATGAGTCCAAGAGAACTTGCTAATTCTCTTGAAAAAACAAACTTTGAACCATTAATACCAAAAGGAATGGTAAAGGGGCATATCGCATCTTTACCTGACAAACCAACAGACCCTTCTAATTTACCCTTTTTTAGTTTTACGGGACCTTCTGAGTATGCCCCTACAGCAGGTGGTATATTGCGTTTTGCTGGACCTGCACAATTTACAAACCCTCTCACTAAACCCAAAAATGCGTTAGGTTCAGGCTTTGGTTTTTCAGTGAAGGGATTAGCAGGTAAATCAGATGAATTTTTAACTAAAGAATTAATAACAAATATAAAAAAGAACTCTTCTAAAGAAGGGTCGAGTGTATTTGACACAATTTTGACTGAAGCTGGGGTATTTGTAGATGACTTACCCGTTAATAAAGCTTCAATAAAAAAAGAAATAGACGCAGGCAGTAATAAAAAATTTTTACAACTTAAAGATTTAAGAGTTGCAGATTCTTTAGAAGATTTAAAAATTAAAGAAACAGATGGTGCTAGAAATCATGAGCATGTTCAATACAACATGGACATTTTCAACAATCAATCTGCATATGATGTTCTTAATAGAAATGAAGATAATGTTGGTAGTTTTGCAATAACTGATTCTATAAAAGGAGTAGGACTTACAGCTAAGGGTGTGCCTACCCCGTATTCAACAAAATCATATGAACATTTAGAAGTCGTAACAGACATAATAAAAAGGGACCCCGAGGTTGGTAGCGTCCTAGCCGAGCCCCTGGCAGCACTATATGGGCACAAAAGATTGTTTTTAAAGAAAGAAGTGCCTGAGGGTTTTCCTTCTATTGAAGAAGGACCAAAAATTGTTGATAATATGTTCCAACTGATGAAATCAAAAAACCCAGGAAAATTTGTAAGTAATTCAACTCCTGCTGGATTGAGAGATGTGCCATATAGTGACGTGACTATAGATGGTAATCCATTAGATATTCATAAACATTATATTTACAATAATATAAGTGAAGCAAAAAACAAGGGCATGATTCCTCCAGCAGATAAAGTAATTTTACAAAGAATTGGAGCTCCTCCATTAACAGATGACAGGTCTGTGTTTGATACAAGTGGTAAATTAAATAACTACGACAGCGATATTATTATAGAAGAGTTCCCAAAAGAATTATTTGAAACAGAAGATTTTACTTTTAGACAACTATTATACAGAGAAGGACCCGAATGGAGACCTTTTGACCCTAAAGTAGATATAAAAGCAGGAAGTTACAATAATGATGGGCAGTTAGTTACAACAAATAATGAAAAATTAAGAAGTGAAAGCATAGATAAACAAAGACAGTTTACAACTTACAAAGATTTTTTAGATTTCAAAGTTGAAATGCAAAAATTAGATGCATTATTGAAATTAGTAAAAGTGCCCAATATAGTTGGCAGTAAAGTAACAAGTACAGAACGTCTTGGCAGAATGACAATACAAGATGTTGTTAAATTTTTTGATGAAACTGCGATTGAAAAAGATGCAAAAGGTCCTGGAGGCATGTTAATTAATGGTCAACATGCATTTTTAACAGACTATATAAGAACTTATGCAAAGACAGCTATACATAACAGCTTTAATCGTAAACCTCTTGATGCTAGAGAAGAGGTAATGGACAATGTAAACTTTAGTGTAGACACAATAGCTTCCGAAAATTGGATAGATAAATATTTAAGCAGGATAAACCCAAAGGTTTATCCACACACTACAACCACTGCTAGGGAATTTTTAGACCCTAATTTGAAAGAATATAGATATGGTAACCCTATTACAGTTAAAGATTTAAAAAAATATATAGATAGAATAGCAAAAATTCAATATCAAAAAGCAATTATAGATAACCCTCCTCCAGTAGAGCCTGTAGGACGCAGAAAACCAGGAATGGACCCTAAGCTTGATTTAAGATTTTTAAAAGAGGGGAAAGGTGAATTTTATGATTCCATAAATATAAAACCTGAAATGTTTGAAGTTTTAGATAAGTGGGAAGAACTAAGAGGACAACGACATGTGCAAATTCATCACATACCTGAAGATAGTGCTTTCCTTGGATTTGCAGAAAAAAGAACTGGGTTGTTACAAGATATAGAGTATAAATGGGGACCAGGTAAAGTCAGAGAGTATATCGTAGAAGAACAATTTGATACTTTTAAAAAGAAAGCGTTTTCTAGTCCACAGGATATTCTTGCAGGCATGTATTTTACCAAAGTAGATATTGCGAAAGGCATGGATAAGGCTCTTGAAGATGACTTTGCTAAATTTTTACAAGGCAAGCCAGTGGATGACCCAATACCTCCAGTTCCTCCCGTAACAGCAGCAGAAGCAGCGTTTGCATATTTTCAAAAACACCCTGAGTCATTGGTAGAGTTAACAACTGTTCACAATATAAAACAAGCTTTAGAGAATACCAACTTAGATGCAATACGATTTAATACGTTTGCTACAAGCACGAAGTTTCAAGGTTGGGGTAACGATTTAACACAAGCAGACAAATTTAAATTACTGTTAGACCACTTAAAAAACGCTCCTGAAGACGTTAAATCATTAGCAAGACAGTTATATGACCCAAATGGACCGATGCATAAAGGAGAAGCTGCTGCTAAAATATTCAATGCTAAAGATTTGAGAGTAGCTGGAGGATTGAACGCACAGAGAGGTGCAGGTTCAAATGTTTCTACAGACTTAGCAGGGTCTTTAGAAATAGCAGCTGATAATATGCTCGTATCTGAAGCAGTTTTACAGAGACCCTCCGTAGGAGATGTAGCAACTTTAAAAGAGTACAAGGCTCTTATACAACTAGAGAAAGACGGCATAGGCATTGAATACTTTTCGTATCTTCCTGAGTTTACCTTTCCTAAGACGTCACCTCCTCCAAGTTCTAGGAGTGCGTCTGAAACATTACAAAAAATAAAAAAACAAGCAAAATGGATGACACTCGGAGGGCTAACTCCTAAACCTATACAACAGTTTAGAGTATATCAAAAAATGAGAGCTATAAGACTAAGAATGTTTCAAGTTTTAGAAAATGAATTTAAAGCACTAGAATTTGGTGCTACAAATGATACTCCTATTCTTAGACGTCTATTAAGACAAATTTATAGTAGGGTGCCTACCCTAGACGATGTAGGAAGACCAGTAACAAGAGCTGATTTTGATGAACTTACTTTTTCATTAGGTATGAGCCCTGAAGCTAATGCTTTTATTATGAGTTATAAAGATAGCATAGAAAATTTTGGTAGTACAATGATGGGATTTATGAATGTAAGAGACAGTCTTAGACCCATACCTCCCCTTCAAGCATTAAATATGCTTAATTTTAATTTAAATAGCATGTTGACTTTTTATAACAGTGCAGAAAATGCTAATCCTTTTTTTAGTCCACCTTTCGGATTAATAAGTGATGAAGTTTTAACCAATGCTGTAAGAAATGCAAAGTCATTTGATAGCGATAAAGCTAAACTAACACATATGGCGTTTTCAAATCAATACGACAAATACAAGATATCTGCATTAGATAAGTTAGGATTAAACTATAAAATCGTTAATGAATTTACTAATGCTGAATATCTCCAATCATCAGCCAATGACAGAAACTTAACATTTTATGAGGTAGAACTGCCGAGAGATGCTAATAAAAGAAAAGAGTTATTAGATAAAATAAATGATTATGAAATAAAATTATTCTCTCAATACATGCCGTTCCCTAGTTTTGAACAAAAGAATGAAGAAGAGATGGGTGCGACTTAACCTTCGTTAATCACTTCCATAACACTTAACTTATCTTCTATTTTACTAGCTTGTAAACGAAGCTGCTCTGCAACTCTCGTCAAGAACTCTTTACTGCTACCACTAATCCTCACATCATTTTTCCTCAACACTGCAATCGTGTGACTATCTATGAGTGTCTTTAGAATATCGTCCCAGGTGTATTCACTAAAGGAAGGGTCTTCATTATCAGGTGCAATAATAGCACCTATACCATTCATTGTTAATGAAAGCTCTAAATCTAAGTCATTTATAAGTTCAATTCTTTTTATCGACATCTTTTATTTTTCTTCCTTTAAAGAATACTATTAAGTTAATTATCGTGTTAATTGTTACTGCTATTAATAGCCACAGTTGCCATGGCTCTATCGTCATACTTTTCCTTTGATGGAAGTTTCTCCCATTCTTTTATATTCATTCTAAACCTAGCTAGTGCACTTCTATTGTCGTCACTAACTAAGTCTCCTTGTGATATTCTTGCCCACTTTCTGCCCTCTACAACGTACACTAAATGTGTGCCACATATAGGAAAGCGTGAATCAAAAAATCTAGCCCTATACCTCTGTGCGTTTTTCCACACTGGGCTCTGAGGTTTCTCTATCTTCGCCATTCTTGTTCCTTTCTCTGAATGCCTTAATTACGTCCGATGAAAATAATTTTTGTATATTGAGCAAATACATCGCTGATGCATTGTGGTCGCCCCCTTTTACTGTTCTAGTGTAGTCAAGAGAGTCAATAATACTGCGTAAAACATCAGTCCGAAAAACAAGTGTTGCATAGGTTTCATTGCCAATACATAGGTTATGAAACCAATAATCTGATTCTGTTGCTTTGATTCCCGAAGGTTTACCATAACTTTCATACTCCACTGCTATATTACCAGTTCGTTGCCACATATCTCTTTCAGATTTAACTTCAATCTTTTTATTCTGAAGCATATCTGCAACTTGTTTTTCTCTGACCTCGCCATAGTTCAAATCAATATCGAACTTCTTTCGGTCTTTTACTGACGGCTTCACTTCTTTTTGCTTTCAGTAGTTTCCTCTGTCTGCTTTCTTTCTAAATACTTAAGTATCATGGATAGTCTGTCATCATATTTACCTATCTCTGATATCTCTTTATCCATAGCCTCAATGATATCTGAGTGCTCTCCGATACCTGTTGACCTACTTAAATATATTTCTACATTCGCAATATGCTTATTTATGTGTCCTACATAATAAGATTTAAGTGCTCCTAGTAACATTTCTCTCACTTTTGTTTCTCCTTAGATTCTTAAAGTAACTATGATTAAATCCTCTCAGCCATTCTTTCCCTCTAAAAGAAGAGGGATTAAATGGGTTTGTGGACTCGTGTATAATACGTCTAGTCTTCTTCGTCCTATAAAAGTCTCGTTGTCCTTGTATATAGAATCTGTCAACAATAGCCATATTAACTCCTGATTAACCTATATCCACCACTTCACAGCTGTCTGCTGTACAAGCTAGTGTTTGATTACCTACAGTATTATCTTCTTGTTCATAATCAGCAAGCTTTGACCAATCAATAAACTCAGGCATCTTAGCTAAAAACTCCTTATAATGTTCTTGTGTACAATCCTGATAAGGGGCTTGTTCATACACCATATCACTTCTTGGTAAGAAAGACAAGCCTGAAGCTATATCAAAGTTCTTATATATCCAAGAACCAGTCTCTAACCACTCATCTTTACCGACAGATATAGTTACAGATGGCTTATGCTCACACCAACTAGAAGCGTAAACTTTCCAAAACTCTAACTGTTCTATAGCTGACATATCATCTCTAGTGACACACATATCAGGTGCTTTGATAGGGAAGCTAAATACAGCATTGCTTTGGCTCCATCCATCAGTTTCCCATGGTATGTTTTGGTCCATCATAAATTGTGTGAGTGGGTCTTTTTTATCTCCACGTACAGTTCTTATGTAATACTGACTATGTCTTGCATGGATACCTGACGCAGAATCTGTGAGTTGTGAAACTGTGCCTGATGGTTTTACACAAGTAATAGCCGTAGATTGTGGTATGCCGATAGCTTCAGCAAACTCTTTATTAGTGTCAACAGCTACTTCTTTTAGTAACTGTAGAACATAATTTAAATCCGTGTCGTTATCTTTGCCATTAGTAATAGCATTATCCATAATGCCTGTCATGGACACACCTAGCAACCTCTCCTCAGACGTATTAGTATACCATATCTTACGTAAGTATGGAAAGTGAGTTAAGGTAGACTGAAACGTACCTATTATAGTAGCTATACGAACTTTCTTTTTCAAGTCATCAACAGTATCACTACCACGTACAATTATCTCAGACAGATTACAAAACTGATATGGACGCAGTATAATCTCACTACATGGATTAGTACCAAAGTCATACTCAGGATTTCTTCTACCATTCTCAGCCGCCTTATTCTTAGCCGCCCCACGATAGAACATACCTCTCTCTCCAGTACCAGACTCAGCTAAGGAAAGCCACTCTCTCATAAATGTGTATGGGTCAGGCTTATCTGTGTAAGCTACTGAATTATTTGACATTTGTCGCTGTGGCTCAGTTTTGTAAAACTCTCCAGTCTTTGCATGTCTCATTCTATCGTCAGATAAATTAGATAGACTTATCATAGCAGAACGTCTTACACCACCAGAGACAACTACTTCTCCTACTTTACACATTAAGTCATGACACTCTAGGCTAGATAACTTTCTGCCTTTTGCTTCTTTAAACACTTTTACTGTGAATCGAAACAAATTGTCCAAAGGTGTTGGTCCTGATGCCCTACCACCAAATATCTTTAATTTAGCACCTGCAGGTCTAACAAGAGACAAATCCCACTTAGGTATTTCGCCTGCCCATAGTAAAGCCAATAGCTTACGGAAAGCTTTTGCCCACCCTTCTTTACTGTCCTTAACAATAATAGTTTCTTCTGTATCAAACAATAATCCAGGAACTTCAGGCAACTTGTTTATGCAGTCTCGCTCCACAGAGAAGCCAACACCAGTACCACACATAAGTATATACATAGCTTCATCAAATGCTTTTGGGTCATCTACTGGCAAATAAGAACAGTTGTACCCTGCAGTATTATCTCTATCTAAAGCCTTGCCTGCAGTCATCATAGCTCTCATGGATGGCATAACTTCAGAGTGAAGTATAGCCTCATGTAATTCTTCTTTAACATTGTCAGGCACAATATAACTATGTTTTTTCAAAAGATGTGAACTCATAAAGTTTACATATCTGCCCACAGTTTCATGCCATTCCTCTCTTCTATTTTCATCATCAAGCCATCTTGCATACCTAGACTTGTGAATAAATTGTTGATAATACGTTGGTAAAATTACGTTACTTTTCATCTTAATACCCTTATAGTTACATCTTTCGTTTGCAACCCAACTACTTCATATAGTAGGTCACTAATAATATCTTCCAATATATATGGAAGCTCGTCTTTGTCAAGTGTGAACTCTTCCGAGTCCACTTCAGCAGACACTTTAATCGTTATCTTCGACTTTCTCATCTTGCACCACATTAATCAAGCGAGATAAATACCACTCGGCTTTTTGCAAGTCTTGTAAAGGCTTGCCTTTGTATTTGTATCTCCACAAATACTTCATAATATTTCCTTGTAAATAACTTTTAAATTCATCACCCGTAGCAGCTTGTATGGCATCAATACATTCTATACCAAACTCATTATAATGAGCAGGACTGTTTACCATATCTTCTAATTCTATATTGTCAGATTGTTCCTGTGCTTGCTTAATCCTCATCTTCATGTACTCCATGTGCCCTAAATGTCTCAATGTATTGTTACTTTCAAATTTCCTATTTCTT